TAATTTTTTTGAGAGTGATTATAAAGGGTGCGTAAAACTAGTCAAGGGTGCGTGATTTACCCTCAAGGGTGCGTAAATTTTGCTACGGGTGCGTAATTGTATCAAAATAGGTAATCAAAGCCATATTGAATGCATAGGTTTGATACATAGTTATCAAGCCTTTTTTCTTTGGCAGAAAGGGATAAAATTCCTATCCGCCAGTTTTTTAGAGATTAGTAGTAGTCAGATTTCAGGCTATTTGCGGGTCTCTTCTTACTTTTCATATCAACAATTGAACGATTTGACGACAATTTAACGATTTAGCAACTATTTAACGATATGACAACAATTTAACGATTACCTTACGATTTACACGATATACTTACAATTTACACGATTATAGACCTTTCAATTTTTTGAAAAAAATAAATATATTAAGTGAGATAAGAAAAAAACACTGATATACAGTGTTTAATAAACGAATGGATTGAAACTAAGCATTGAAAATTTCATGTAGTGCAACAAATAATTCTTCATCGTCATGAGAAGTTTTTGTCACAGTATAAAATTGAATGTTTTTTTCTTGAGAAGTCATTACAGGCATGTTTATTTTTTCAGCAACATACTTTAAAGGTTTTTCTCTTTTACCGACAAAGTTTTTATGGTTATTTATACGGTCAGTATAATATTTTTTGGATAAAGTCTCAATGTTTGATAATCTTAGAGAAAACGAGTTGATAAATGAGGCATCAATGTCAATACCTATACTGTTTCTTGCCAAAATCATTGCAGCAATAGAAGTAGTACCAGTTCCGAAGAAAGGATCTAAAACAGTATCACCATACTTGGAATACATATTTATAAGTCTTAAAGGTAATTCCAACGGGTAAGCAGCCGTCCTATCTCTATTTTCACCATTGACAGATTTTTGACGCTCACCTTTAATATTCCAAATATCGGAAAACCAGATATTTCTTTCCTCCCAAAAATAAGCACTTTCTCTTCTTTGGAGTAGCGCCTCACCTTTATAAATGCGTTTATTACCTTTTCTAAAAATTAGTATATGTTCATGTTCAAGGGTTACATAAGCGCCGCCAGGGAACATACCAGAGCCCATGAATTTATTGGGAGAATTTGTTGTTTTCTGCCAAAGTATTCTAGGTAGTGAGCCAAAACCAAGTTTTGTCATATGCGTTATAATTCTTGCTTCATTCATATATATTTGGAAATTTTTATCGATAGTTCTTGTTGCATCACCAATATTAATGCAAACAATACCTCCTGGTGCCATAACTCTGTACAATTCATTCCAAATCTTGTCTAATTCTTTATGCATTAATTCAAATGCAAGATTTCCATTTTCATTATTTATAGCAACCTTGATATCAGGATTCATTGATGCAAAAATTTCATCCCACATTTCAATCATTGGGTATGGCGGAGACGTTACAACAAGATTAACGCTTTCGTCTTTAATGAATTTCATATCACTTGAGTTTTGAGTTTTTAAAATATGATTTGTTTTCATGATTCACCTCTTATTAATGATACAATAAAAGCTAAATTAAGTAAAGTCATAACCATACTTTACCTGAAAATTTTACTTTAGTCAGAATTGTGAAGTTTATTATTTTGTGATATAATTGATAGAGGTGAGTAAATGAAAAAAAAAAATAACTAAAGTATCCGATTTTGATAAACCAAAAAGCAACTTCCCTAAACATACTACAGAATTTATGAATAAAGTAAATGAAAGAGCAAGAGCCACTGATCCAAAATATGTTGGAGTTATTGACGATCTGTTCAGAGAATACTATTTAGAAATATTAGATAATAAAAATGAATTAGGTCCTGAATCTTGGGAAAAGTTTCATAAAAGTAAAAAATCAACCTTTGAGGGGAAAAGTGCATTAAAGAATAAACTTAAAGAAATGAAAAGTGCAGTAAATACAATTACGAATGAAATGATTGAAAGTTGGTACGACTTTTTTCTTTATAAACAAACTTTTTATGGAAAACACCAAGAATTTTTGATTATGAAGCATTTTGAAGAATTAGGAAAAAAAGTGGAGATTATTCGTTCCAACATTTCTGAAAATAAGATTGATCTTATTGTTGAAGGGGTTTCTTGCCAAGTTAAACCATATGATTCAAGAAATCCAAGTAGAAATAGACCTTTGGATAACGACATAACATACATATACTATAAGAAAGAAAAAAAAGGAATAGATTTTTATTGGGACTCAGCAGAGTTAGACAATTTAAATAAAAAAGAGGGAGAAGAAAATGAAAATGAAAATAAAAATTAGTGCAAGCAAGATAGCAGATTTAAAAAAGGGTAACTTAGAACACTTTCCAAAGTACACGACATATTTGATTAATCAAGCTGCTCAAACAGCACAAGCTACACGACCAAATATAGTAGGTCAACTATCTGAGGAGTACCCTAAATATGTATTAGAATGTAATAAGCTGGGTGATACACCTACTTTAGAAGGGTGGAAAAATTATCATAAGGAAAAATATCCTAACGCAGTTATCAATGCAGTTAGTCGAACAGATAGCATGATCGAAAACTTTAAAGAAGCAATTAGTCAAATTGATGAAGAATTAATAGAAGAATGGGTTATGGATTTATTATACGACAAAACATTCTATGGGTTTAATTTAGAAGCAACAATAAAACTTTATTTTATTGATTTGGGATTTAAGGTTAAAGATGCAACACCAGAAGATGAAAGCAAGAATATTGATCTGTATATAGACGATAAACCATATCAAATTAAACCAGAGTCATTAGGACATAAACAATCTATTAGAAGTCATATAGATATCCCTATTATCATATATTCAAAAGAAGTAAATTCGATAGTTATTGAATTCGATGATGAATATTTAATAAAAAAAAATAGGTAAATAAAATGATAGAAACACAACTTAATTATTATTTTAATAAAGGTAAATTTAATCATCCTACAGAAATCGGTTATGTAATGGATGGAATAAGAAAGTGTGCTCCAGTAACATTAAATGAATGGAGAAACTATTACTTTGAAAACATTAGAGATGAATCATTTTTAGAAGATTTAGCAAATCGAATGTATAATAGTATTGAAACACAAAAACACATTAATGTAAGTGAAGAAGAATGTTTAAACTATATACATGATGTAATTTTCAGAAGAACTTTTGAAGGCTATAATAAAGAAAATATGGCATTAAAAGTTTTGAATGAAATATTAAATGATAAAGTAGAACTTTCACCAAAAGAATGGGATGGAGAATACTTTATTGATTTTGTAATTAGAAATCCCTTAATAGGCATACAGTTAAAACCAGAAAGCTTTTATCAAGGAAGATATAATTTATTTGTTAATATTGACCAAAAGTTGAAAAAGTTCGAACAGGATTTTAATGCTAAAACATATATTTTAATCTATTCAGGAAGCAAGGAAAGTGGAATAGAGATTATTAATATAGAAACGATTGAACAAATTAGAAATGAAATTTAGAATTATATAAAACATATCAAACAAGCGACCCAGCTCTGAGATTGAGTTGAGTCGCTTGTTTTTATTTCGGTTGGAACTCCATGATGTCTTTAAAGTCACATTCTAGTACTGCACATATTTTACAAAGTACATCAGTTGTAAAATTTTGGCCTTTAGTCATTTTAGCAATTGAAGAAGAACTAACACCCGAGAGCGTAATTAGCTCTTTTTTATTTAGTCCCTTATCAATTAACAGTTTCCATAACTTATTATAACTAACCATGTTCTTATCTCCTTATGCCTTTTTTACTCCATTTAAGAAACCATATCTGCCTGAATTTTCTTTTTGAGTAAAGATATGAATTTTTGTATCTTCATTTTCATCAAGTTGAGGTAATTCAAGGTGTTTGGTATTTTCAAAAATGATAATTTGATCATCTGTTTTTAAATTAATAATATAGTCAAAGAATCCTTTCCTTATATTGTTTGTATCATCATCAATTTCTTCTGGAATAGATAGGTTTTTGAGTGGTGAATCAAACATAAATAAACCAATTTTGTTTGCTGACTGTTCTTCAACGAATTTTCTAAATAGTAGAAGTAAAACGGAGTTTGTATAGGCTTTGTATCCTTTACCACGTTTATTTTTCTTTTTATTGTTAATTACAAGGTCCAGCTTGGTTTCTAAAAAGTCGATTGTGTTTACATCTAGATTTCCCATTTGATTTAAAACAGATAATCCATTTTCTTTTATGTATGAGCCAATTAGGTCATAGAATAATTTCTTTGCTTCAAATGGGATTCTTGGTAAATCTTTACCTTTTTTATAATTTTCTAGGTCATTAGATAAAGCTTCATCTGCAAATTCTAATTGATCGATGGCTGATTTCAAACTTATGTATTCCTCATAGTTTCTTAATGTATCTGCTATTTTTTGTCTTTGTGGCAATAAAACTTCAGCAACTTTGTTCTTGTTTTTAGTTATTGTATCTTCATATACTTGAATCAAATCAGCTTCATCATCTAAAGTATCTTTTAGGTTTACTGATGTTTCTTCTAAGTCATTCGAGTTGGTTATTACTCTTCTAAGCTCTATACGTGAAGCCTCGATATAAGATTCAGATACTTTTGGAGTAATTTTATGATCACAATATGGACACTTAGTATTCTTTTTGAGATTGCTATGCATGAGCTCGTGCTGAACAATGAATGACAACCTATCGATGTCTTTCTGATAATCAGTTTTTAAAGCATTATAGTTTGAATACAAGATAGTATTTTTTTGATGTTTAGTTTGAAGCTGCATCAATTGAGATGATGTGTGTTTTGTTTCCTCTGTAAGATCCTCAATTTCAGTGTTTATATTGAACATTTGTTGATTTAGGTCATCAATTAGTTTTGAAACAGTATCAATATCATTACCTGAAGTAGATAGTTTGGTTAATAGGTTATTTTTTCTATTTAACATTTCTTGCTTGTGAGAAGAAATATATCCAATAATTGCATTCTTTTTCGCTTCTTTAATTTCTTTTGTTTCGCCTCTTAAAAGATAGTTTGATAAATCGTTATCAGTTAAGAAATAAATCAAGCCAGCCAAATACGCTGTATCTCCAGTTGCTGGAAGAAGAATTGATTTTGACTGATCAGTTCTGCTTTCATCAACAAAGAATGCTCTTTTTAATGTTCGCCATGTAAATGTTTCTGGTTCGCCTTCTTTATTTTTTGGAATACTTAAATCTTCTCTTAACCCTAGAATTTTCAACATTAAACTGTTGATTGTTTTAGGGTTATTTTTATTTGCATTTAACAAGTATTCACCGTTCTCGATTGATTGATTATTACATGAAACTTGAGTCTTATTGCTTCCTTGTTCCCTAGTTAAAGACATTTGGCCATATGATGTATCAATAAGCAAATTTACTGTAGTGTATTCATCTTCTTCATCAAAAGGAGCATGATCTTCATCATTTTTTGCACCTAACACAAAGTCAATGCATTTAAAAATGCATGTTTTTCCTGTGTCAGAAGGGCCAGCAATAATAGTAGCTTTTTTACCAAATTCAATAGTAGAAATCTTATCACTAGGTCCAGTAGCTGTTAGCTTTAATAATTTAATATAGGCCATTAATCATCCCTCCTTTGTGCTGCAATTTCTTTTAATTTTGAAATACTTATAGGACTTATCGAGTTTTTTATAATACGAACATTTTGTTGATATTGTCTTGAGTAAGGATCATCAATTTTTCTTACGTATGAATACCCATCATCTGTAACAGAGTACACATAACCTTTTATCTTATCATAGTTGACTTTTATAAATGATTTCAAAACTAAATCCTTTATTGCGTTTTTTATAAGCTTCCTTTGAATTGTTATTTCATTAATTGGGAACGAGCAATCACCATTTAAATTATCATTTTCAAAATTAAAAGATTTTGAATAGATAGAGAAAAAGTCTAAATATGCCAATTCATCCTCATTTAAATTGCTGATGGAATCAAGAAGTATTAGAAGACGCATTGATACTTCAAATTCGGTGTTAAACAGTTTTTGCATTATAACCACCTTACCTTTCCATCGTTGACTAACATATGGACGACTCCTCTTCTCTCGCCATTACCAACGATCCCATTCCCAGGTTTAGAAAAGTAGCTTTTTGAAAGTGAAATGACAATAACTGTATGCATTATATCATTGAGTTTTTCATAGCCATCTGGGTAACTTCTAATTATATCTAGTTTTATACTGTCAAATATTTCACTTTTGAGAGTGCTAAACTCGTTTTCTGCGTCATAAAAGAATTTTCTAACTTTATGTAAAATACTTTCTGCACTATAGAAATATTCTCGATGAGCTTGAATTTCAGTTTGATAAATTGGAAATTCATCAAGGTCGTTTAATGATTCAATCTTTTTGGATGTTTTTTGAGTGTATACAGAAAGAAGAGCAGTTATATATTCGTTTTCTTTTTCTTCTGGGAGTTCTGGTACATATAAAGCTGGCGGAAGATTGATTATTCTACCACCAATCTTAACCTGACTATCAGAGATAAATTGTGCTTTTGTGATTGATCCTTTCTTATTAATCTCAGATCTTTCTTGGAGCAATTGTATAAATATATCAGTTAAGTCTTGTGGTATATCAAACCTGTTTAGTTTGTAGCCTTTGGTTTCAAAGGCATCAATCAGTAATTGTTCAGCTTCAGGAGATAAATCGGCAGCGTCAAATACATCTCTAAAATTATCTGATGTTACTTTGCTTTTTAAGAGTTTAGCATCAGCTATAGGCATATCGATTTCATTAGATTCATTTAATAGTTTTTCACAATAATTCAGAGATTTCATGGTTACAGCATTAATAGATTCAATATCCATCAATGATTCATCTGTAAACCAAGTTATGACATCTTGATATATTTGCTTAGCAGTAATCTTGCCAGTTTTTGAATCTGGTTGAATTTGACTTGCAAATGAATTTTGAATTAAGTTTATAAACTCATAAATATGCATTGATTTGCTCCTTTCATAAATCGGACTGAATACCTTAGTCCGAACACCGCTGAGATGAAAAAGACTCATTTAGTACAATTATAGTGTCAAAACGTGCAAGACAAAATTAGTAATAATTTTTGAACGTATGCTTTTGATTAATTATATCACGAAATGCCAGACTTTACAATTTCTCAAGTAATTTAAATTAAATTAAAAGTTTGAGATAAGTAGTTTTGGCATTGTGTTAAGGAAGTCACTACTGCAGAAGATATCGCTGCATCCCACGTAGGACTCTCCGAAACACACAAAAAAAACGCAGAAAGCTGTGGGAGCGGACTGCAAATAGAAATGGAATCTTGAAAAAGGTACTCCGTTCTTTTTGCTATGCCCGAATTCTGTATGGACTGCACAAAGAGATCTCCATTTCTAAATTTCTGAAATGGAGGTTTTTTAATGATTAACAAATTAAAAGAAGAGTACACAAGTGAAGAAGAAATCAAAAAAGCTATAGCTGAGTACAACCAGGATAAGAGTCCTGAAGAAGAGATGCGTTATTGTTCTTACTTTAACAGCATCACAAGAAAACGAATGTATGTGCCTTGTACGATTGAGTATTTCTATGCTTGGCGAAATATGCTGGCAGAGGAACACAGACAAAGGGATAACGAAAGCAGATGCTTAGTTCCTTCTGAAAGATACTCATATATGAAAAGATGCCAAGAGGACTGTAATCACTGCCCGTTTGGTAAAACCCATAGGGATGGTAAGCCATTATCACTAGATCAATTTGTAGAAGAAAACAACTATGAAATGGCAGACACCAAAACAGATACACCACATGAGGCATTAATCAAGTCTGAACGAGAGGAAGCACTCGAACGTGAACTATCGCTTCTAGATGAAGAGAGTCGGATGATACTGAATCTATTCAATGATGGTTGCACAGATGATGAAATCGGTAAGGCTATGGGCTTAAAACGATCAACAGTTCAATACAAGAAATCCTGTCTCATAAAAAATCTTAAAGAAAGACTTAAAACTTTTATTTAACATTTTTTTGGCAAAAACGTATCGAGTTCCCATTTGACTTTTAGAAGGCAAGAACAGTCTTCAAAAAAATCAAAGGAGGACCGAACTATGGTTGACAATGTTCAAGAAGCTAGAGAAGAACCCGTAGTAAGCAAAGTTGATATTTTTGATTCTTTATTAACAATCAGCTTTCTTACTAAGGCTTTAGCAGAAGAAGTGATGCTCCTAGATGGAGCGACAAAAAAAGGAGGTAAGAATGATGGCGAAAAGGGCTCATTCAATCTTAGCTCCAAGTAGTAAAGAGTGGTTCTATTGTGGATATGCTACTAGGTTTCTAGCAACTAAAACTGAAGAGACTACGGAGGCGAGTGAGTTTGGAAGCGAGTGCCATCTGCTTGCAGAATACTACATCAGACAAAGTTTAAAACTTGAAGATTATGATTCTGAAAGTTTGTTAACAGCAGATGAACTAAAAACAAGTTTTAAGCACTACTCAGAAGAAATGGAACGATTAGCAAATGGCTACGCTAACTATGTAATCAGCACAGTTGATTATGAAGCTAAGCGTACGGGCGAGCAGCCAATAGTACTGATCGAACAACTTCTGGAAATGGACTATGCACCAGATACTCATGGAACTTTGGATTGCGGGATTATAGCAGGAGATACGCTAACAATCATTGACAACAAGACTGGATTTATTAAGGTAACACCATTTGATGAAACGTTAAATGAATTAAACAGCCAGCTTGGAATTTATGGTTTGTATGCCTACAAATGCTACAAAGATTTTTATCCAATTAAGAACATACGCTTAGTTATTTATCAAGAACGAATTCACAATATTTCAGAGTATTCCATAACTTCAGAGGAACTTGAGAAATGGGAAAGAGAAAGACTTATTCCTGCTGCAAAAGAAGCTTTAAGCGAAGATCCAAAAGCCAATAGTGGCGTTTGGTGCAGATTCTGTCCTGGCAGAAATAGTTGTAGAAAAAGAGCTGAAGATGCACTTGAAGCAGTAAAGGAAGTTAACAAACCTGAATTCATTACTGATGAAGAAATTGAAGCTATTTTACCAAAGTTAGATAGTGTTCTTTCTTACATTGATAGCATTAAAGAATATTGTCTTAAAAAGGCTCTAGAAGGTAAAAAGTGGAAGGGTTATAAGGTTGTTGAATCAGTAACAAAACGCAAAATCAGTGATGAAGATGCTGTTGCAAGAATTCTAAGTGATAACGGCTACGATCCATTCGCACCTAAAAAAATATTATCAATAATTGACCTTCAAAAAATGGTAGGCAAGACTCAGTTTAACGACTTAGTTGGAAGCTACATCATCAAGCCAAAAGGACAAGCAGTACTAGCTCCTGAATCTGATGCTAGAGAAGAATTAATAATTAATAAGGAGATGAAATAACATGTTAAACATCATTAGTGGTGTTGAGAAAACACCGATTAAATTTTGTATTTACGGTGCAGAAGGTGTCGGAAAAACGTCACTTGCATCCAAAATGCCTGATCCACTTTTCTTAGATACAGAAGGTGGAACATCAAGATTAGACGTCAGACGCATTAAAATCTCAAGTTGGGAAGAGTTAATCACAACAGTAAAAGAGGTAATTGATAATCCAGATGTTTGTAAAACCTTAGTCGTAGATACAGCAGACTGGGCTGAAAGTTTATGTACTGACTTCGTTTGTAACAAGTATCGCAAAGCAAATATTGAAGACTTCGGATTTGGGAAAGGCTACACCTATCTTGCAGAAGAATTCTCTAACTTACTCCAACTATTATCAAAACTTGTTGATGTGGGTATTAATCCAGTTGTTATTGCACATGGAAAACCACGAAAGTATGAGCTCCCAGAAGAACAAGGCCAATTCGACAGATGGGAAATGAAACTAACAAAACAATGTGCTCCATTAGTCAAGGAGTGGTGTGATGTATTGCTTTTCTGTAATTATAAAACTTTTGTAATTACTACTGAGAACAACACAAAGAAAGCAAGCGGTGGTAAGCGAGTAATGTATACAACTCATAACCCTTGCTGGGACGCAAAAAATCGCTTCAGTTTGGCTGATGAGCTAGACTTGGCTTTCAAGTTCGATTTCACACTTATTTGAGGACGTGTCGCCTAAAACGGGCCAACCTGAGCCTACAAAAGAGACTGCACGTCCTACACTCGAAAAACTAAAAAACATGATTCATGAAGCAGGCATCACAGAGAATTCTTTAAAAGTCATCGTGGCAACAAAAGGTCACTATGGTCTTGATGCTGATATTTCAACTTACTCAGATAATTTTATTACCAGATGGATCATTCCTAACTGGACAAAAATAGTACAAACAATTTCTAACAATAAAGGAGATAAATAATTATGTCAGAAGTAAATAATTTTCAAAATATGATTTTAGATTGGTCGGATACGATAGAGAATGATGGGCAAGAATTCGTTCTATTACCCGAAGGTGACTACAACTTTGTAGTTACTGGTTTTGAAAGAGGAAGATTCCCTGGTGGAGCAAAAGTTCCTGCATGTAATAAAGCTTCAATTACCGTTCAAGTATCTGCAGCTGAAGGTGTATCAACTGTTAAGTTTGACTTGTTACTCTATCGTTCACTAGAATGGCGTATTTCTGCGTTCTTCCGTAGCATCGGACAAAAGAAACATGGTGAAAAATTAACAATGGATTGGAATAAAGTAATAGGCTCAAAAGGTCGTGCTCATTTCAAACAAAGAACATATGTTAATCAATATGGTGAAGAAAAGACAGTCAATGATCTTGATCGTTTCATTGATTATGATCCTAAGTACTTCATTGAAATCAGTGAAGATGATCTTCCTTTTAACTAAGAGTTATCGTTCTCAAATACAAAAACGTATGGAGGTTAATTATGGGATATACACACGGAATGAAATGGTCTGATGATTTAATTCTAGATGGAGTAATGAAAGTCAAAGAAGGGCTAAAAATTGATCGAATGCCTACACGAAGTGAATGTGTTAAATATACAAATAGTTATGCATTATCAGTAGCTATCTCACGTAGAGATGGCGGCTGGTATGGATTGGCAAGTGAGTTAGGTCTTCGTATTAAGACATCTGAAACAACAACAGGTAAAAAATATGAAAAAATTATCAAAGAGATATTAGAGAACAAAGGATATGAAGTTAGCCAGATGTCACAAAACTTCCCTTATGATCTGTTGGTTAATGATTGTTTAAAGATTGATGTTAAATCTAGTCATCTCTATAAAGGTAAGGAAGGGAACTTTTATACCTTTAGAACGGGGAAAAGGTATGCAACTTGTGATGTGTATATATTAGTAGCATTAGACGATCTAGATAAAGTAGTAAGAACGTACATAATACCAAGTTCAAAAGTAATTAAGAACACTCAACTTAGTATGGGTGAATATAGTAGCAAATACGATATCTATCTTGATAGATGGGATATTTTAACAGAATATGTAAATTTCCTATCTGGAGCTCCGTCATGGAACTAAGACCATATCAAAATGAAGCTGTTAAAGCAATTTTTAATCAATGGAATAGCGGCTTTAAAAATACATTACTTGTTTTGCCAACAGGCACAGGTAAAACGGTCGTTTTCTCAAAGGTAGTTGAAGAAGAAGTCAAAGATGGAAGTAAGGCTTTAATCCTTGCTCATCGTGGGGAACTTCTAGACCAAGCATCGGACAAGTTGAAGTTAGCTAGTGGGTTAGATTCTGCTTTAGAAAAGGCAGAGTCTACTTCCATAGGCTCTCCACTAAATGTCACTGTTGCATCGGTTCAAACATTATCTCAAGAGAAACGACTTGATAGATTTCCAAGAGACTATTTTAAGACAATCGTAGTGGATGAAGCACACCATTCAATGTCTGAAACTTATCAACGTATATTACAACACTTCGATGCTGCAAGGCTACTAGGTGTAACAGCTACGCCAGACAGAGCAGATCAAAAGAATCTAGGACAATTTTTCAATAGCAAAGCCTATGAATATTCAATGCATCAAGCAGTAAAAGAAGGATTTTTATGCCCAGTTAGAGCACAGATGATACCTCTTGAACTTGATATTCATAGCGTAGGAATGTCTAATGGAGATTATGCTGTTGGTGAAATTGGCGGAGCACTAGAACCTTACTTAAATCAAATTGCAATAGAAATGGTGAATTACTGCAAAGGTCGAAAGACAGTCGTATTTTTACCTTTAGTAAAGACCTCTCAAAAGTTCTGTGATTTGTTAAATGTTCATGGATTAAAAGCAGTTGAGGTCAATGGCAATTCACCTGATAGAGATGAAATATTAAAAGACTTTGAAAATGGTGAATATGATGTTCTTTGTAATTCAATGCTTTTGACTGAAGGATGGGATTGTCCATCGGTAGACACCATAGTAGTTTTAAGACCAACAAAGATTAGAAGTTTATATCAACAAATGGTCGGCAGAGGAATGAGACTTAGTCCTGGAAAGAAAGAATTATTGCTACTAGATTTCTTATGGATGACAGAGCGTCATGACTTATGTAGACCTTCAGCACTTATTTCAAAAGATGAAAGTATCGCAAAACGTATTGATAAATTGGTTATGGATACAGGGTGCAGCATTGATTTGCTTGAAGCAGAAAGCAAAGCTGAAAATGATGTTATTCAAGAACGTGAAGCTGCACTTGCTCGTGAACTTGCTGCAATGAAGAAGCGTCAAAGAAAATATGTCGATCCACTTGAATATGCACTTTCAATTTCTGCAGAAGATTTGGTTAACTACGAACCAACATTCCTTTGGGAAATGGGACCTATGACTGAAAGACAAAAATCATATCTTGAGAGAATGGGTATCTTAACTGACACAATTACATGCTGTGGTCATGCAAGCTCAATTATTGAAAAATTAAGAGCAAGACAAGACGAGCATTTAGCAACTCCAAAACAAATCAGATTACTTGAAAAATATGGGTTCTATCATGTTGGGACATGGGATTTCGATAGTGCAAGTAAGATGATTACTCGAATTTCAAATAATAACTGGTTCTTACCTCGTGGCTTAGATGCTGCCAGTTATCAACCATAATAGGAGGATCTTATGGACAACATACTAGAAGCATTAAAATACATCAATGTTCCCGACTTAAATTACCACGAATGGATAAATGTCGGTATGGCTTTAAAAGCTGAAGGCTATGACTGCTCAGTATGGGATGAATGGTCCAGAAATGATTCAAGATACAAAGCAAATGAATGCGAAAGGAAATGGGCTACCTTTGCTGGTAGCTCAAATCCCATAACAGGCGGAACAATAGTGCAAATGGCAAAGGCCTATGGCTATATTCCACATTCTTTTGTAGGAGATGGTTGCTTAGATTGGGAGGATGTTATCGAATATGATGGCGATGGTATAACTTATGAAATACCAAAGACAATGACACCAGTTGAACAGCTAATTCTCTATCTTGAAACTCTATTCAAACCAGATGATTTAGTCGGTTATGTAACAAACGATGTATGGCAGGATACAGAAGGAAAATGGATGCCTTCAAAAGGTGTTTATGATCGCACTGCACAGGAGTTAATAGATACACTAAGAAAACATCCAGATGATTTAGGTGCAACGATAGGAGATTGGAAGGATGAATGTGGTGCTTGGATTCGTTTCAATCCTTTAGATGGATTAGGTGTAAAGAATGAAAATATCACTCGCTTCACTTATGCACTAGTTGAATCTGACGATATGCCTATATCAGAACAAGATGCTTTTTATAGAAAACTCGAACTTCCAATAGCAGCACTCACAAGCTCAGCAGGAAAATCCATTCATGCAATAGTTAGGGTTGATGCAAAGGACAATGCAGAATACAGAAAACGAGTAGACTTCCTTTATGATTATTTAGAAAAGAATGGACTAAAGGTAGATAAGCAAAATCGCAATCCTTCGAGATTATCCCGTATGCCAGGAGTTACTAGAAATGGAAAAGAACAAACTTTAATTGCAACAAATATTGGTCGCACCTCATGGATAGACTGGCTTGATTTTGTTGAAGGTGCAAACGATGAACTACCAGGACTTCAAAACTTACAAGACCAATTACTAAATCTACCATCACTTCCTGAAGAGCTTATTGAAGGAGTACTGCGTTGTGGCCATAAGATGCTTATATCAGGTTCATCAAAAGCAGGTAAATCATTCTTGCTTATGGAATTGGCTGTTGCTTTATCAGAAGGTATGACATGGCTTGGGTTTAAGTGTAAGAAATCAAGAGTTCTTTATGTAAACTTAGAAATTGATGCAGCATCATTTATTAATCGCTTTGCTGAGATTTATAAGGCATTAAAGATTACTCCAAAGCATAGTGATGATATCTCAATTTGGAACCTTCGTGGCCATGCAGTTCCACTTGATAAACTAGTGCCTAAACTTATTAGAAGAATATCAAACAAACAATACGATGCAGTTATTATCGATCCGATTTATAAAGTCATTACTGGCGATGAAAACAATGCTTCAGAGATGGGTGCATTTTGTAATCAGTTTGATAAGATTTGTAACGAAACAGGATCAGCTGCTATTTACTGTCATCACCATTCAAAGGGTGCTCAAGGTTCTAAACGAGCAATGGATAGAGCGTCTGGTTCAGGTGTATTTGCTAGAGATCCTGATGCACAACTAGATATGATCCAGCTCGATGCACCAGAAGAATTTATAGCAAACTATGCGGACAACTTGTCGGATACTGCATGGAAACTTGAATGTTCATTACGTGAATTTAAGAACTTCAAACCTCGCAACTTTTGGTTTAAATATCCCATACATGTTCTTGATACTGCAGGTGATTTAGATAAGCTTTTCTCGGAAGGATCAGCAGAAGCAAACCTAGCAAAATCTGGTAAGAGAGTTCAAACTTCTGAAACAAGAAAAGAAGAGTTTAATCGAGCATTTGATATATGTTCTGAAGATGGTATTACAGCAAATGCAGAAACAATAGCCGAGTATCTTGGAATTAAATCAAGAACTGTACGAGATAGAGTGAACGAATTTGCTGATGAATACAGTACGCATAAAGGTATTATTACAAGACATGAAAAAACTGGCGGAAAGGAAAATGACAACTAATCTGCCAAAAAATACAAAACTGGCGGAAAGGAAAAATATCCCTATCTGCCACCAGAAAAAAACTGGCACAAAAACTGGCGGAAAGGGCTTATATATAGGTAGCTACCGCCACCAGCACCGCTGACGCTCTGTCGTAGTAGGATAAGGGCTTTTAAAATCGCCCTATCCCTACAACAGAAGCATCAACGTCAGCACAAGTTTTCTGCCAGACTTGAAAACTAAAAAAGGAGCGAAGTTGATGAAGTTATTTTTATTGATGGAACCACCTACTGTGACAGCTCAGCAAGCAAAGGTAGCGGTGGTTGGAAATAGACCAATGTTTTATAAGCCAGAGAAAGTAAAAGCAGCAAGGCAGATGCTCATTAGACATTTAAGACCATTCAAGCCTGATACACCATATGATGGACCGCTTGAGCTACATGTCATTTGGAAGTTTCCAAGAGGCAAAAGGCATAAGAACTTTGAGTGGCGAGTTACGAAACCTGATACAGATAACTTACAAAAGATGCTCAAAGACTGTATGACTGAAGTAGGGTTCTGGAAGGATGATGCATTAGTGGTCAAAGAAATAGCCGAGAAGGTTTGGTCAGATGAACCAACTGGTATATGGATTGAGATCAAGTGCTTAGATAAGATAGCGGAGGTAGATGATGGAACATGAAACCTCAAACTTAGCTAAGAAAAACAGGAGGAATTAGTATGACAAAAGAAGAGTATTTAAAACAAGTTGGCAAACTACAACACAAATTAAATATGATGAAACTGCGAGCTGAAGAGTACGAAGCGTTAGCTAATTCCATCCCATCTCAAGACTTCACCAGAGAACGAGTGGACTGCACAAGAAATCTAGAAGCACCATTTGTCAAATGGCTAATAAAACTCATGGACCTTGAAGCAGAAATGAAAGAAGTAGAAAAACAACTCGATGAAAAAAGAGCTGAGGTTATAACAGTCATTGAAGCATTGAGTGATGAAAACCAAAAATCAGTACTGATGTTAAGGTACATAAGTCTACTAAGTTTTAATCAAATTACGGAGAAGATGTTTTATAGTTTATCGACCATAAAAAGGTGGCACAAGGAAGGCATCGAGCTGATTAAAGTTGATGTTAAAAAATGAACCTTAATGAACCACGATGGACCTTCTTGAACCATTGTGATTATGTCAATAGTGTGGTACAATTAAACTAGGAAATACTAATAAAATTATGAGGTCGACAGAGCAATCTGCTGGCCTTTTTTTATACTCAAAAGGAGGAATTGCTGTGCCAAGTAAGCCAAAGAAACCATGTGCATTTCCTGGTTGTCCACAACTTACTTTAGATGTGTATTGCGAAGAGCATGCTTCATTAAGACATAAACAATATGATCGTTACAACAGAGCACCTAATCATGATAAGAAGTACGGTAACAACTGGAAACGTATCCGTGGGTTGTATGTAAAGAAGCATCCGCTTTGTGAGAGATGTTTAAAGGAAGGAAAAATCACACCTGTTGAAGAGGTTCATCACATCGTACCTCTTTCTCGTGGAGGAACTAACCAGTTTAGTAATTTAATGTCGCTATGCCAAAGCTGTCATACAATAATCCATTATGAAATTGGTGATCGCAGTTGATTATGAAGGAGATACCAGGATATTCTGGCTATTATGCTACAGATGAAGGTTTAATTTATTCTTTTAAAAATGGTACGGTGAAAGAGAAACCTCAAAGGTTAGATACAAAAGGCTATTTACGAGTAAATTTAATAAAAGATGGTTGCCCTTCCAGAAAAAAAAGTATCAATGTACATACAGCAGTTCTATTAGCTTTTGTTGGCGATAAACCTGCGGGAATGGAATGCAGACATTTAAATGGAAATTGCTTAGACAATCATCTGAAGAATCTATGTTGGGGAACACGACAGGAGAACGTTCAAGATGAAATTAGACATGGAACAGCTGCTTGCTTAAGAAAAGGTGGCAAAAGTAATGGGGCAAAATTGCACACAACAGATATTTATGCTATTGTTCAACTATATAAATTAGGGTATTTGCAAAAGGAAATTGCAGATGCCTTTTTTGTTTCTCAACGACATATCAGTGACATCGTGAATCAAAAAACATGGGTGCACTTATGGGGTAGGGGCGGTAAGCATCTTGACAAACTTTAGCTTCGACACCGAGCCTGGGGTTTCGTGCGAATTTTTTTCATTTCAAAGGGGGTATTAACCGATGGCAAAGGACGGTACTGCTAGAGGCGGTGCAAGAATAGGTAGTGGAAAGAAACCTACAAACAAGAAAAAGGTGGAAGTGTTAACTACAACTTTCGATGACATGTCGGATTTTATTACACCCGATGAAATTGAAGGAGTCGAAGTTCCACCGATTAAAGATTATTTAAAAGCAAAGCAAAAAAATGGAAAAGACTTATATGCTCAGGACATTTTCAAAACCACTTATTTGTGGCTTGAGAAACGTGGCTGCGAAACGTTGGTTGGTAATCAATTAATCGAACAGTATGCGATGAGTGTATCTCGTTGGATTCAATGTGAAGAAGCAATATCAGAATTTGGTATGCTTGCAAAACATCCAACAACAGGAAATGCAATCGCAAGTCCATATGTTTCAATGTCACAGGCATATATGAAACAAGTGAACCAAATATGGTATCAGATTTATTCAATCATTCAAGACAACGGATCAGCTGAAATTGACGAACTTGATCCGCAGGATTTAATGATGGAAAAATTACTGAGAGCAAGAAAATAATAAGAGGAGGAAAATAAATGTATGAAAAAGTAAATCCATGCCATCCAGATAAAATTGCGGATCGAATTGCAGGTGCAATTGTCGACCTAGCATACCAAAATGATACAAATCCGAGAATTGCAGTTGAAGTTTTGATTGGTCATGGTAAATGTCACGTTATTGCTGAAACATCTACGCAACTTAACGTGACTGAAGTTAATTCAATCATTGAGAGAATTGCAGGAAATGTTGACATAGACTATGTAGAGGTTCCGCAAGATATACACCTAGCTGAAAACCAGAAAGGCACAATTAGATGCGGGGATAATGGTATCTTCAAAGGAGTGCCACTAACAATTGAACAAAAGAAGTTATCAAGCATTGCCAGAGAGTTGTTTGATAAGTATGGCAGTGATGGCAAATATATCCTTGATGGAACAAGACTTATTATTTGTCAAAGTAATGCAAATTCTGAAGAGTTGAGAAGAATCTATCCTGATGCAGATATTAATCCTATTGGGGATTGGACTGGTGGTACTGATGTTGACTCAGGTGCTACCAATAGAAAACTAGGTTCTGATATGGCAGATTCTGTTACTGGTGGTGGGCTTCATGGTAAAGACTTATCTAAAGCAGACGTTAGTTTGAATGTGTATTGTTTCTTAAAAGCACAAGAAACAGGATCACCGATCGAACTCTCATGTGCAATAGGCGATGAGGTTATTGATGGGAGACCTTATTCAGAGATAGTTGAGATCGCACGTGAGTTTATAAGTGATCTTGGTGGATTTGAGAAATTTGCAGAATGGGGATTAGTATAATGGCGAAGACATCAGTAAAGGAATTCAAACTAGTTAATGTTGAGCTTTTAGTGCCATACGCTAACAATGCGAGAACCCATTCAAAAGATCAGATTAAGAAGCTTCAATCATCCCTTAGAGAGTTTGGTTTTATTAATCCTTTGATTATTGATAGGGAATATAACGTACTAGCTGGACATGGTAGACTTTCAGCAGCCAAAGCTGAAGGTTATAAAGAGGTACCATGTGTATTTGTTGAGGACTTATCAGAAGCTCAGAAGAAAGCATACATTATAGCTGATAACAGAATGGCTCTTGATGCTGGCTGGGATGAAGAACTATTAGCAGTAGAACTTGAAGGATTATCTGATTTAGGTTTTGATTTATCGCTTACTGGTTTTGATGAAAAGGAACTATCTAACCTATTCAAAAGCGATGAAGCAGAAATAGAAGATGACGATTACGATTTAACTGAAGCCTTAGAAAAAGCAGCATTTGTAGAATATGGAGATCGCTGGATTGTTGGACGCCATGTTTTAGTTTGCGGTGATGCTACTAATCCAGATGATGTCAACAAACTCATGGATGGTAAAAGAGCAAACTTGCTTCTGACCGATCCGCCTTACGGAGTTTCTTTCACAAGTTCAAGTGGTTTAAAAATTAAGAATGACTCACTTAAGAATGAGGAGTTCTATCAGTTTTTACTAAAGGCATTTAAGAACATGGTTGATCACTGCGAGCCTGGTGCATCGGCTTATTGTTTTCATGCAGATACAGAAGGCTTGAACTTTAGAACAGCATTTCATGATGCAGGGTTACATTTGGCTGGATGTTGCATTTGGGTTAAAGACTCACTTGTACTTGGAAGATCCGACTATCAATGGCAACACGAGCCCATTCTTTATGGTTTCTTACAAAATGGAAAACATTCATGGTATTCTAATCGTAAACAAACTACGATATGGAATTTCAAAAAGCCAAAAAGAAATGAAAATCATCCGACAAGTAAACCATTAGATTTATTATCTTATCCATTACAAAATTCAAGTCAAGAAAATGCTATTGTATTAGATACATTTGGAGGAAGTGGTTCAACATTAATGGCTTGTGAGTTTTCCAATAGAATATGTTATACAATGGAACTTGATGAAAAATATGCATCAGTTATCCTAAGGCGATATGTAGACAATACAAAAGATAATGATAATGTTTATTGCATCAGAGAAGGTAAGAAAACTCTTTACAATGAAATAGTAAAAAAAGTTGAATCTAATCCTGACCATGCAAAATAAATATTAATAAATAACTTGATAATTAACCCTTTTTGAGTGATATATATAGTACCCATAAAGGAGGTTAGAAATATGGCAGTAAAAACAGTAGAAGAGCTGAAACGAGAATTAAAAGAAATGTGTGAAAAAACAGACACTAGAATTTCTGGTATGGAGTATCTTATCAAGTATTACATGGAATCACTACATTGGACAGAAATTGAATCCATTACCTATGCAATAGGTTTATTCAAGAATGGAACAATACAACAAATTAAATTCATTGGCAAGGATGGTGAAGTTTTATGAAAGTAAACTTTATTAGAAAACCTACTCCAGAAGAAATGTTGCCATCTGATGAATTTATCATTATGAAAGAAATTATTGTGGATGAGGTTAGCTTTTCAAAATTTATCAATAATCCACTAGATGATCATGATTTTATTGATAAAAACAGTGATTTGATGTATTACGATTTCAAGCAAAATATCACAAAGTGTATTTTACTAAAATGTACTAATAAGGATTATGGTTTCTTGATTAATTCTGAAGGGTCAAGTTATGGAAGATATGTAGCATACATTCCATTAGCACTAATCACTAAAGATTTATATTTTCCAAATACTGAAAAATATCAAAAAGGTGAATTAAAATGATGATAAACGAAATACAATTACAAAAACTTAAAGCAAAATATCCAGTTGGTACTAGAATTAAGTTAGTTAAAATGGATGACATACAATCACCACCACCAGGAACACTTGGCACAGTTATTGGTGTAGATGACATTGGATCTCTTTTGGTAAGATGGGATAATGGTAGCAGTTTGAATCTACTACCAGAACTTGATCATTTTAGAAAGCTTGACACCTATGACTGATAAAATCAAAGAACAAATTCTCAAAATAAGAGATACGGGTCGAACAAATATGTTTGATATTGCTATGGTCAAAGAATTGCATATGAACTCGATTTCTATGAACTAGTTGAGTATTTGATAGCAAACAAAGCAGAATACACACATTTCATATTAACAGGCAAATAACATAAAAAGCCTGTAATGATAAGAGTCACTTAAGTAAGTGGCTTTTTATTTGCTCAATATGGAGGTGGAGGCATTGAGAAAACTTAAACATTATAGGCCCACAAAGTTCAAAGCCAAGACTTCCAAGTATAACAAAGAAATGGCAGACCATGCCGTCAATTTCATTCAATGTTTAAAGCATACAGACGGAATATGGCATGGAAAACCTTTTGAGTTAATAGACTGGCAAGAACAAATAATAAGGGATGTATTTGGAATTCTAAAACAAAACGGATATAGACAGTTTAATACAGCATACATCGAAATACCAAAGAAACAAGGAAAGAGTGAACTTGCAGCAGCGGTTGCTCTTTTACTTACTTGTGGTGACTTTGAAGAAGGAGCTCAAGTATATGGATGTGCTGCTGATAGAAACCAAGCAAAGATTGTATTTAACGTTGCAAAGAAAATGGTCGTGCTTAATAAGTACTTAAAAAAAGCAGTAAAGATTTCTGAATCAAAAAACAGAATTGAATACAAGAATAGTTTTTATCAGGTTCTTTCTGCAGAAGCTTACTCAAAGCATGGATTCAATATACATGGTGTTGTGTTTGATGAACTTCATGCTCAACCAAACAGAAAATTATACGATGTTATGACAAAGGGTTCTGGTGATGCCAGAAAGCAGCCTTTGTTTTTTCTTATTACTACAGCTGGTGATGATACAAACTCTATCTGTTATGAAGTACATCAAAAGGCAAAGGATATCTTGGAAGGAAGAAAGATTGATCCTACATTTTATCCAGTGATTTATGGTGCAGAGCAAGATGATGATTGGACTGATCCTGAAGTTTGGAAAAAGGCTAATCCTAGTCTAGGAGTGACAGTAGACATTGAAAAAGTAAGAGCAGCTTGTGAATCTGCAAAGCAAATGCCAAGCGAAGAGAATTCCTTCAGGCAACTCAGACTAAATCAATGGGTAAAACAAGAAAAACGCTGGATGCCCATGCGAAAGTATGATGATTGCTATGTTAATTTTAATCCAGAAGATCTGGAAGGACGTGTATGTTATGGTGGACTTGACCTATCTTCTTCAATGGATATAACAGCTTTTGTGCTAGTATTTCCGCCACTTGAAAATGAGGATAAGTATCACGTGTTACCTTACTTTTGGATACCTGAAGATAACATGAAACAAAGAGTAAGTCGTGACCATGTTCCATATGACTTATGGTCTCAACAAGGCTATTTAAAAACAACAGAAGGAAATGTAATCCATTATGGTTATATTGAAACTTTTATTGAGGAACTTGGAAAAAAATACAACATCAAAGAGATTGCTTTTGACCGATGGGGAGCAGTTCAAATGACACAAAACTTAGAGAACATGGGTTTTACTGTTGTTCCCTTTGGACAGGGCTTTAAGGATATGAGTCCTCCTACTAAAGAACTCATGAATTTAGTAGTTGGCAAACGAATTGCACATAATGGTAATCCAGTTCTTCATTGGATGATGGATAATATTACGATCAGAGAAGATCCAGCTGGAAACATTAAGATGGATAAATCTAAATCAGTAGAAAAAATCGATGGAGCTGTAGCAACGGTTATGGCACTTGATAGGGCATTAAGAAATGAAGGCACTTCTAATGAATCTGTATATGATTCAAGAGGTATCTTATTTATTTAAGGAGTGATAGATATGGGAATATTTAAAGGTATTTTTAGGTCAAGAGATAAGCCTGAAAATAAAGTCTTAGGCAGTGGATATTCATTCTTGATGGGTAGTTCAACCGCTGGTAAAAATGTGACTGAACGTTCTGCGATGCAAATGACTGCTGTTTATTCTTGCGTTAGAATTTTGGCAGAAGCAGTCGCTGGCCTTCCACTACATTTGTATAGGTATAAAGAGGATAACGGAAAAGAAAAAGCAATCGATCATACACTTTATCATTTGCTTCACGATGAGCCTAATCCTGAGATGAGCTCATTTGTATTCAGAGAAACATTAATGACACACTTGCTTCTTTGGGGAAATGCATATGCTCAAATTATCAGAAATGGTAAAGGTGAAGTCATCGCTTTATATCCTTTGATTCCAAGTCGGATGACAGTCAATCGTGATGAGAATGGGCAGCTATATTACGAGTATTTCAGTGTATCAGACGATATTAACAGCAATTCTAGTAGAACAGTAGTCTTGATGCCAAGAGATGTGCTTCACATTCCTGGACTTGGATTTGATGGTTTGGTAGGCTATTCACCAATTGCAATGGCAAAAAATGCAATCGGTATGGCTATTGCTTGTGAAGAGTATGGAGCGAAGTTCTTTGCTAACGGTGCAGCGCCAAGTGGTGTATTAGAACATCCTGGAACGATTAAAGATCCAAAGAAAGTAAGAGAAGCATGGCAGTCACAATTTGGTGGAAGTTCCAATGCGGGTAGAGTTGCTGTACTGGAAGAAGGCATGAAATATACACCAATTTCTATCTCTCCTGAACAAGCACAGTTCTTGGAAACACGTAAGTTTCAAATTAATGAAATTGCTCGTATTTTTAGGATTCCTCCCCACATGGTTGGTGATCTGGAAAAGTCGAGTTTTTCTAATATAGAACAGCAATCTTTAGAGTTTGTAAAATACACTTTAGATCCATGGGTTATTCGATGGGAACAATCTTTAATGAGAGCACTACTATCGAATGATGAAAAGAAAGAATACTTTATTAAGTTTAACTTAGAAGGACTACTTCGAGGGGATTATGAATCAAGAATGAAGGGTTACTCAATTGGTAGACAAAACGGATGGATGTCAGCAAATGATATTAGAGAACTTGAAAATCTTGATCGTATATCACGAGAAGATGGTGGGGACTTGTATTTGGTAAATGGAAACATGCTACCGCTTAGAGATGCTGGTGCTTATGCAAATAAAGAAAACATACAGAAGGAGGAGGATTCAAATGAAGAACAAGAAGTTCTGGGTGTGGAAAAATCTCAAGAACGAAGAATCAAACGCTGAAAGGTTACTAGAGATATATGGAACTATAGCGGAGGAAAGTTGGTTCGATGATGATATCACACCTAAAATGTTTCATGATGAGTTATTCAGTGGTTCAGGTGATGTAACTATCTGGATTAACTCGCCTGGTGGTGACTGTATAGCAGCAAGTCAAATCTACTCAATGTTGATGGATTATAAAGGAAATATTACCATTAAGATTGATGGAATAGCGGCTAGTGCTGCATCAGTAATTGCTATGGCAGGTACTAAGGTGTTGATGGCACCTACTGCATTAATGATGATTCACAATCCAGTAACACTTGCTTATGGAGACCATACTGAAATGAGTAAAGCTATTGAAATGTTAAATGAAGTCAAAGAAAGTATTATCAATGCTTATGAAATTAAAACAGGTATGAGCAAAGCAAAAATTTCTCGTCTTATGGATGAGGAAACATGGATGAATGCAAATAAAGCAATTGAACTTGGATTTGCCGATGACATTTTAAGAGATGAAAAGAAACAAGTAGAAGTTAAGGCATATGCATTCTCAACAAAACAAGTAGCTACTGCACTACTTAATAAACTTGCAGAAAACGAAAAAGAAATTATAAAAAATGGGCGAACAGCAAATGAACTGCTAGAACGCCTTTTTTTAATAAAGTAAAAAAGGAGGAAATAAATAATGACTATTCAAGATCTTATTGAAAAAAGAAAAAAACTATGGGAAGGTGCGAAAGCATTTGTAGAAAGTAAACGTGATAAAGACGGATTACTTTCTAATGAAGACATTAAGTCTTACAACGAAATGGAAGTAAAAATCAAAGCATTAGGAGATGAAATTAATCGTATGAAGGATCAAGAACTATTAGAAAACGAACTAAAGAAAGCTACAAGTACACCACTTACTCAAAAACCTGGAATGAATGAGGAAATGAAAACTGGAAGGGCAAGCGATGCTTATAAGAAAGCTATGTTTAATGCACTTCGTACTAATTTCAGACAAGTAAGTAATATTTTAACAGAAGGTATCGACTCAAGCGGTGGTTATCTAGTGCCAGTTGAATATGACTCTCGTTTGGTTCAAGGTTTATCAGAGGAGAATATCTTAAGAAAACTTGGTACTATTATCAAAACTAGCGGTGAACACAAAATCAATATCGCTGGAACAAAACCTGCTGCTGCTTGGATTGAAGAAGGCGAAGCATTAGCATTTAGCGATGCAACATTTAGTCAAATAATCCTAGATGCTCATAAACTTCATGTTGCTGTAAAGGTTACAGAAGAACTTCTATACGATAATGCATTCGGTTTAGAAAACTACTTAATTGATCAGTTTGCTAAAGCTTTAGCTAATGCTGAAGAAGATGCATTCTTAAATGGTAATGGTGAAGGAAAACCTCTGGGTATTTTTGCAGTAAATGGTGGTGGTGAAGTAGCTGTCACAACGGCAAGTTCAACAGCGATCACTTATGATGAAATCGTCAACCTTGTGTATGCGTTAAAACGTCCATACAGAAAGAATGCTAAGTTTATTTTAAACGATCAAACAATTGCAACTTTGAGAAAACTAAAAGATGGTAATGGTCAGTACATCTGGCAACCTGCTCTTCAGGCTGGGGAACCTGATCGTTTGCTTGGTTATGAAGTGTTAACATCAGCATATGTTCCAACTATTGAAGCTGGTGCATCTGTCATTGCATTTGGTGATTTTTCATACTACAACATCGGTGATCGTGGTGTTCGTTCATTTGCTGAATTAAAAGAATTATTCGCAGGAAACGGAATGATTGGTTTTGTTGCTAAAGAACGTGTTGATGGAAAACTTGTACTACCTGAAGCAGTCAAAATCTTAAAGATTAAGGCTTAAGGGGGTAACGATATGAGTTACAATGTGAAAAATTATACCGAACAAGGTGGAGAGAAAACAGTAATTAATGGTGAGATTGTTATCAACGGTAAACTTACTGTCTGTGAAAATGCAGAAGTAAATGGTGTTGAGAAAAGTCCCTACACCTTAAATTTTGCAACTCCTGCATCAATTGGCGGAGTAAAAGAAGCGGTAAATGTTAAAGAATCAAGTGCATCAAACGTAAGTGCATTAAAAAATGACTTTAATGATTTAATAATTAAGCTAAAAGATGCAGGCTCTATTGCAAAAGATTTATTCGATGTTTCAGTGAAAGCTATCCAGCACGTTCCAGGTTCAGAAATTGTAGCTAACCACAGCAAAATCGAAAGTATTAATTTAAATGAAGGTACAGTAACAATCAAGGTTCCTGTGGATGAATTAATCGCTTTTGATTCAAATAATCCAGAACAAGGAATACATAAATGGATTGGATTATCTATTGGAACTGGACTATCTTCAATTACTGATGTTATTTACAATAGCACTTATGCTTTAGCACAAGTTGATGTTGATGAAGCAACAGCTGTAGGTTGTCCTGCAGGATCATTTGTACTATGGCTCAAGTGTGATGAAGTCGTAGATACACCAAAAGTTATTACACTAAGTAAGCCTGGATATAAAACTGAAACATTAACTATTGTTATTGAAAATGAATAAGGAGGTAGTGGTGATGGTAACTTCTGATTTACTACAAAAAGTGAAACAAAATTTAATTATCGAGCATTCAGAAGATGATAGCTTAATTGAAAGTTACATCACCGCTGCTGTCTCTTATGCAGAAAGTTTCCAACATGTACCAGAGGGGTATTATCAAGATAACCAAATGCCTGCAACCACCTTTCAAGCAATCATTATGCTCTCAAGTCACTTCTATGAATCAAGAGATGGATCAACTGCAGGATTCTTTGCAAATAATGTTCAAGCATCTGAGCAGGTATGGAATACAGTAAATCTACTACTTAGATTAGATAAAAGGTGGCAAATATGAGTGTTGGACGAATGAACTCTACCATACAAATTGTAGAAAAAGTTCACTCAACCGATAAAGAGGGGTTTGGTTCGCTTATTGAAGTGACTAAGGCAAATGTTCGAGCTCTCAAAGAAGGACGTCACGGTAGCGAAAAATGGGCCAATTTCTCGGCTTTCAGTGAGGCTACTGTTCTTTTTAAATGTAGAGTGTTACCTCATCTTACCGTTACACCACTGATGTTAATTATTTTTGAAGATAAAAGATATGAAATAGTATCAGTCGAAAACGTGAATGAGCGTGGTATGTACTTAGAAATCTTGTGTAAGGAGGTCAAACCTAGTGGCTAAAGCAACTTACAAAATGCCGGAAGAATTTTTAATGAGACTTTCTAAACTGGGTGAAAAGACCGATGAAGTGACAGTGACTGTCTTAAAAGCAGGAGCAGAGGTAGTTGAAAGCAAGGTTCGCTCAAACCTAAGCTTAGTAATTGGTAAAAATACTAAAACGGAAAGTAGGAGTACTGGTCAACTGTTATCTGCACTTGGTGTTAGTGAGGCAAGACAAGACAGAAATGGTGACTTTAATATCAAAGTTGGGTTTGCTGAAAATAGAACTGATGGTATTAGTAATGCAATGCTAGCTAATATTTTGGAGTATGGTAAACAAGGTCAACCAGCAAAACCATTCTTAAAACCTGCTAAGATTTCAACACAGAAAACCTGTATTGACACCATGATTGCAACTTTTTATAATGAGGCAGATAAATTATGACCTTACTTAGTGAATTAAACACAATTATAACAAATCTTAATATTAAGGTAGAAACAGGAGTGTTTTCAGGGAACGCTCCAAATAGGTATGGTGTTTTGACACCTTTAGTGGATACATACGAGCTTTATTCAGATAACTTACCAGAGCAGTCAGTTGAAGAGGTTAGAATCTCTCTATTTGATAAGGGTAACTATTTAACAGTTAAGAAACAACTAGAATCAGCTCTACTTGCTGCTGAAATAACGATAACCGATCGGAAGTACATCGGTTTTGATTTTGATACAGGTTATCATCATATTGCCATTGATGTGGCAAAAAATTATAAAATTTAAGGAGGAATGAAATCTATGGCTACAATTGGTCTAGATAAACTTTATTATTCGAAAATTACAGAAGGTGAAACAGGCGATGAAACTTATGCAGATCCTGTTCAACTTGCTAAGGCGATTGAAGCAGATATCGCCATTGAACTCTTGGAAGCTATTCTTTATGCAGATGATGGAGCAGATACGACCATCAAGGAATTTAAAAGGGGAACACTAACTCTTGGGATAGATGATATTGGAATTCAAGCAGCACAAGATTTAACAGGTGCAACGTTAGATTCTAATGGTGTGCTAATCTCAACTGGTGAAGATGAACAAAAACCGGTCGCAATTGGGTTTAGAGCAAAATCTGCAAACGGCCACTATCGATATTTTTGGCTTTATCGTGTGATCTTTGGGATACCATCTACAAGTCTTAAGACAAGAGGCGATTCCATTGAGTTTTCAACACCATCCATTGAGGGGACCATCCTTCGTAGAAATAAGTTAGATACTCAGAATAAACATCCGTGGAAAGCAGAAGTAACGGAAGGTGCTACAGGTGTATTAGCTAGTGTTATAACAAGTTGGTTTACAACTGTATATGAACCAACTTATCCTACAGGTGAATAATTATGGCAAATGACAGATCAGCAACTATCATTATTGGTGGTCAAGAGTATGAATTAATTCTTACCACAAGAGCAACAAAGGAAATAGCAAAAAGGTATGGAGGACTGGCTAATCTAGGAGATAAACTAATTCAATCAGAAAACTTCGAGATAGCCCTTGATGAGATTGTTTGGTTAATAACATTACTTACTAATCAATCAATCGCAATTCACAACCTTCAAAGTCGTGGTGAAAAGAAAGAATTATTAACTGAAGAAACTGTGGAACTACTAACAAGTCCATTTGATCTTGCTGGTTATAAAGACGCACTTACAGAAGCACTTTATAAAGGGACAAAGAGAGAAGTACAAAGTGAAGAAAAAAAGTCAAAAAACATATAGGTCGAGCAGGTGATTCTAATGATGAGGAGTTATTTGCTCGACTTATCTTCTATGGAACAGTTCTATTAAATCGGACAGAACCTGAGGTGTGGCTTATGCCGATTGGTCATCTTTTGGATCAATGGGAAATATATAAACAATTTAATGGAATAACCAAACCAAAAAGTATGAATACCATTGATAATATTATTCCGTGTGGGATTTAGGAGGTGACTTATGGCTGATAATTTTGGATTAAAAATAGGCATTGACGGTGAGAAAGCTTTCAAGCAAGCCCTTGTAGAAATAAATTCATCGATGCGTGTGCTTGGATCTGAAATGAAAATGGTTGAATCTAGTTTTGATAGCCAAGATAAGTCAGTTGAAGCCTTAACTGCACGTAATGCCGTATTAGATAAATCCATTGATAACCAAAAGAAGAAAATCTCCACTCTCCAAGATGCATTAAAAAATGCAACCGACTCATTTGGTGAAAATGATCGTAGAACAAAGAACTGGACAATTCAACTAAATAATGCTCAAGCGGAATTAAATAAATTAGAACGTGAAGTAAATCAAAACAATGAATCTTTAAAGAAATCAAAAGATGGCTTCGATAGTGCAAAAGATAAAGTTTCTAAGTTTGGCGACGAAGTTGAAAAATCCAGTAAAAAATCAAAAGAAGCAAGTATTAGTTTTGAAGGATTAGGTACTGCATTTAAGGCTGTAGCTGCAACCATTGCTGTTGCATCAGCTGCGGTATCTGCAGCTGCTATTAGTGCAGGAAAAGCACTAGTGAAAATGACAGTTGAAGGTTCAGAGTATGCTGATACAGTTTTAACTGAATCCGCTGTAACAGGCATTGCGACTGACAAATTACAGGAGTATATGTATGCAGCAGAACTTGTAGATGTATCAGTGGAAACTCTAACTAACTCAATGGCGAAGAATATCAAATCAATGAAATCAGCAGCAGACGGTAGTAAAACATTTGTTGATGCATACGACCGGCTTGGTGTATCCGTAATAGATTCTAATGGGGAGTTTCGTGATAGTGATACGGTGTACTGGGAGATAATTGATTCACTTAGTATGCTAGAAAACGAAACAGAACGTGATGCTCTTGCCATGTCACTTCTTGGTAAATCTGCTCAAGAGTTAAATCCATTGATTACAGCGGGTGCATCAACGATGAGAGAATTAGGACTTGAAGCTAAAAAGGCAGGATTTATTGTAAGTGATCAAATGTTAAATGCATATGGTGCTTTAGATGATCAATTGCAGTATTTAAATAGTGGTGCAAAAGCAGCTAAAAATGCATTAGGGACAATTTTGTTACCACTTCTTACAAATCTTGCAGGTGAAGGAGTAGACCTACTTGGTGAGTTTACTAACAGTGTACTAAATGCGAATGGCGATTTATCGAAAGTTGGAGAAGTCATTGGTGAAATTCTTCCTAAGGCTTTAAATGGAATCATGCAGTATGTTCCTACCATTCTTTCTTTAATTGGTACAGTTTTGAAATCTATCGGTAAAGCGATACTTGATAATCTACCTGCCATTGTTAAAGCAGCTGGCGAGATTGTTTCATCACTACTTTCTAGTTTAATAGGTGCACTGCCTGAAATAAGTTCTGCCGCTGGACAGATAATCGGATTATTGTCAAGTGCACTAATAGATAATTTACCACTACTGATGGATTCACTTGTTTTTATTGTTTCATCGCTTGTCGATAAACTAGGGGAATCTCTTCTAACATTCCTTCCAGCTATTGCAGAAGTCATCAGTAACATTACACAAAAAGTTGTAGATTCTCTTCCTCAGCTTATTCAAGGTCTCATAAAGGTAGTAAAAGGACTCTCCGATGGAATCGAAGATGCCCTACCTATAATCTTAAGTGCAGTCTTACAAGGGACTAAAGACATCTTAAAATCAATTATTGGATCACTTCCGCAGCTTGTTGGAGTGATTCTTTCTTTAGTAAAAGAAGTTGTTAAAGCAGTGCTTGGTGCTGTACCTGATTTGATTCGCTTAGTCGGTGAAATATTACCACTTTTAAATCAAGAAATATTAAACTCTATCCCTGAAATTATCAATACGATTAGTACTATCATTTTAGAAATCGTTGATATGCTTCCAAGTATCATCGATTCTTTAGTTAAGATGATTCCATTCATCATTGAAGGAATTATTACAGCAGTGTTAGAAGCAACACCGGAAATCATTAGTGCTATCTTTGAACTTGTATTAGCAATTGTTGATAGTCTTCCAACGATTATCTTAACACTTGTTAATGCAATCCCTGAATTAATCGGTGGAATCATAGATGCATTAATCAAATGCATACCAATGCTCATTGAGTGTGGTGTAGAACTATTTACTTCACTCATCACAAACTTTCCTGAAATCATTCAAAGAATCGTTCAATCCATCCCTTTAATTATTGAGAGAGTTGTGAATGCTTTGGAGAGCCTATTTTATAAAATAGTTGATGCAGGTAAGAACATTGTTACCGGTCTTTGGGAAGGTATCAAGTCGATGGCTGATTGGTTATGGGATAAAGTTGGTGATTTCTTTGGTGGAATTGTGGATGGTATTACTAACTTCTTAGGAATTCACTCACCTTCTACACTGTTTGCTGGAATTGGTGAAAACATGGGTCAGGGAATTGGTGTTGGTTTTGTTGATAGTATGAGGTCAGTTGAAAATGAAATTAAAGATGCAATCCCTACCGACTTTGATATTGAAGCTAGAACTAATATTAGAAATGTTGCAACTGACTCTATTCAACCAAATAATCCAAGTAATGATTACTCGAAATCAGTTGTTAGTAGTGGCTCAACCTCCGGATCAATAGGGGATGAATCTAGAGAACAAGTGAACTTATTAAGAGAACAAAACCGCATCTTGAGACAATTGTTAGATAAAGATATCAGTATTGTTATCGGTGATGAAGAAATCGGTAGAGCAAATACGAGGTATGAAAAGAAACGTGGCTTAGTGGTTAATGAAGGAGGTTTCTCAAATGCCTATTAGTATAAAAATGAAACCAGGATTTATGTATTGGGGTACGACAAGTAATTCATTAACGCTTGAAGTACCCTTTCCTACCAGTGGAACATTTGAAACCAGTAGAAATGCATCTATTCAAGAAAGTGCTGATGGATCAATTGTTGCACAAATGATAGGACGTTCAAGAGATAAACAAACACTCTCTTGGAGTGTAATGGATTGTAATAAATGGTGGGAAATCAATAATTGGCTCGAAACAAATGGGATGTTCTTTTATTGTAAGTACTTTAATTTCAATCGTGGCATTTGGCAAACAAAGAAGTTTTACTGTGAAAGCCCTGCGTGTGAACCTTACCGACCAAATTCAAATTTAAATAGTCTTAATTATGGAAAACCTCGTTTTTTACAAAATTGCCAAATTACAGTTTCTGATATGGGGACGGTTGATGAATGAAAACGGTAAGTGATAGCTATGCAATTCAAATGTCTAATCAATATCGAAATCGCACATTCATAAAGATTAGTATTACCTCTGGAGAAGAAACGTACTTGTTTACTAATGCTGACATTATCTCCATTCAAAAGGTCAATGATGTTGATCCACTTTCAAGACGACTTCCTAAAGAAACGTTATCGTTTTCTATAATTGACTTTGAAGGAAACTATAATCCCTCAAATCCAAGTGGTAAGTGGAATGCACTCGATGAGAACGCATCGTTAACTATTCAGTTTGGATTTGATTTAGGTAGTGGATTGATAGAGTGGTTAGAAGAAGATCAATACTTTTTATCTGGTAGGCCAACTGTGAGCAGTGGAATTGCGTCCTTTCGGGCAAGTTCAAAATTAAACCACTTAACCAGTAATTATTACAAAGGAACTTATGGACAAAAGAGTTTATATGAATTAGCGCTTAATGTTTTAACAGATGCGGGTGTAACAAGTTACTCAATTGATGAAGCTTTACAAACGATGTATACTGTCGCACCACTTCCGATAACAACTCATGCGAATTGTTTACAATTAATAGCCCATGCGGGTAGATGTACTTTAAGAACGATATCTAATGGAGTTATTGAAATAAAACCTTTTTCAGTTACGAATACACCAGATGAATTTATGTTACCACTAAACTCAATCGCTTTAAAGGGTGATACGATTTCTAAAATTGAAACGCTTTATAAGGTTCAATGTAATTTATATATTTATTCATTAGCAGAAACTGAATCAGTACTCTTTGAATCAATAATCGATGTTGATGGAGAGTCAACCGTTCATATTGAATATGATACTTCGACAAATCAAGTAATTACATCAAGCGGTGGTGTATTATCAAACATTTCAACTTATGCTGCATCTGCTGACTTTACCATAACTGGGACTGGGACTTACACAATTACCGTAGTAGGAAAGAAAATCAGCACAAGAACAAGTATCGCTGAGTCCTATATTTCAGCTGATTCAAATGGTGCAGTTGATAGCGAAAAGAACCAGCTCATCACAGATTCCTCCATGCAGTCAGCTTTAATTTATCAGGTGGCAAACTATCTTCAGTATCGGCTTACCCATACAGTTAGATATCGTGGTAATCCTGAGCTAGATGCTTTGGACGGGATCTACATGCAAACAATATATGATTCTTTTATTTCAGCTTTGGTTTTAACTCATACCATTAATTTTAACGGTGCGATATCAGGAGTTCTTGTTTTAAAGAGTCTATCAGAAATTACAAATGTTTACCTATACGATTCGTCAAATGTAATAGTTGAAGATCAACTGGGTGATGCAATCAGTATTATCGGTACAGCAGATTACATGAGTGAGTATTCACTATCAGAAATCGATTCATTCATAACGGAGGTGATTGGATAATGGCAAGATTAACACATACCGGAGCTCAACTGGATGCTGCGATTAGAAAAGTAAGAAGTGATTTTGCTGATGTAAGTAGCGTTGATGCTGCTGCAAATGATGTAAGAGCAGGTAAAAAAATCATTAACGCTCAAAAACAAGAGGTCATTGGCTCTATGCCTGAATCAGTTATTTCATCTGGTGTAATGATAACTGCTGAAACTATAAGCGATACTATTTCAGATTATCCAATTGAAATAAAACCTACTGCAACAATTGACAAGTCAGGTTTTGTAGAGAGTATTCCTGAGGGAAACACAATCACAAAATATATTAAAACCCAAACTAAAATTTGCACACCAACTGACACTATTCAAGAAATAGTTCCATCAATCGGAAGGTTATTATCTAAAGTTACAGTAAGAGCTGCAAGTAGTAGTGGACCAGGTGAGATAACAGGATATAGTGCCACATTTTCTAAAGATGTAGGTACATCTCCAAATGTTAAATTTATATATCTAAATGGAACAGTAGCAACAATATCCGCAAATGGAGTTTATTCTAACGTAGTTTATATTTGTGTTCTTGAGCATTACAGTTACGGAGGAACGCCTACTGTAACAGGGGCAACATTGAGTGACTTTACTAATGGGTTTTGGTTAAAAAATAATGTAGAATTTCACACTTGGGGCACTTGGGGTATTTGTTTAACTGGTGATACTATGATTTCATTATCTGATGGTAGTGTTAAACGTATTGATAAATTACAATTAAGAGATGAATACCTTTCTTACAATCTTGATACAGGAGCGTTAGTAAAGGATAGTGGATATCGTTTAGATAACTTATTCACACGTTTAATTCCTTATGAAAAAATAGCAGACAGGTATAACAAATGCACTTTTGATGATGGAACAATTATTAATGAAGTTCATGGTCATCGTTTCTTTAACGTAACAAAGAAGGAATTTATTTATCTAATGTTTTGGGAAATAGGAGATAGAATTTATAAAATTGATGGAACAACGCCAAAACTTATATCAAAAGAGACTATTTTTGAAACAACTAAACATTATTCAGTATCAACTAAAAAACATCATAATGGTTTTGCAAATGGTTGTTTATATGGCGATAAACATACACAGAAATATGAAATAAATATGATGAACGATAAACCTATTCAAAACCAAACTAAACCAACAACTGTTAGTATGTATTGGAGAAGAAAAAAATTAAGTGAAGATAAAACAAAATCTTGGAAGGAAATAAAATATGAGATTAAGTAATTTAGTAATGTATTCATTTATAGGAGCAGGATCAGGAAGAGTTGCTTTAAAAATAAATGAGAACGAGATAATAAAAATTCCTTTAAGTGAATATGGTATTGCTTGTAACCAAGAAGAATATAATAATTTTATAAATCTATCTAAAGAAAATAAAAACTATGTAGGCAATATTATTAAACTTAAGGATAATATTATAACAATGGAACTTCTTACAGATTTACATAGTTTTAAATACAATTCAACTTTAGAAGAAATCAAAGAACAATTAAAAGATACAAATATTTATAATGAGAATATAGACAAACTGTTTGAGCTTTCATTAGGAAATAGGTTACAAATTGGAAAATCAAAATGTGGATACTATAAGATATATGATTTTGAAACAGCTATAAAAAAAATAGTTAGAGAAAGAAAACTCTATAGTAACAACATTGAACCTACAAAAATATCTTGGGAAAATTATTTAGAAGATTTACAAATACGTAATTTAAATTGGAATGAATTATATTATTATGATTGGTTGAACGAGGAGAAAAGATGAAAATAGTTATAGTAGGTTTTGGAACAGTTGGAAAACAAGAGTACGTTAAAATTTCAAAATTAAATCCAGATATTTATGATGTCAGAATTGAAACATATAAAACATTAAAAAACATAGTCTATGACTTTGCAATTATATGTGTTCCTACTCCTACAGTTGAGGCCAAGCAAGATTTATCGCATGTTAAAGATGCTATAAATAGAATTAAAGCAAATATTTATATATTAAAATCTACTGTACTTCCTGGCACGACAGACCAACTAATAAAAGATACTGGTAAAAATATAATTTTCTCACCTGAGTATAATGGAGAAACGCAACATAGTACAAACTATAATTATTGTTTTACGATACTTGGTGGAGATATAAAGATTAGCCAAAAAACTATACAAATGTATATTCAAGTTTGTGATGGAAGACATAGATTTAAAATTACGACAGCTAAAACAGCAGAACTGGCTAAATATATGCATAACTCTTTTATGTGTTTAAAAACTTTATTTTGTGCTCAGTTTTGGGAATTTTCAAAAGATATAGATGTGGCTTATGTAGATCTAAGAGAATGTTTTATAATGGATGAAAGAGTTAACCCCTCAAATACATTTGTATATGAAGACCACCCATTCACTATAAGTAAATGTTTAGTGAAAGATTTACCTGCTTTAGAACAATTTACAGAAAAGAATTTCATACAAGACATGATGAATTATAATAGATATTTAGAAAATAAATACAAATGAAAATATTTATAGGTCTAGTTGGCAGTGGAAAAACTACATTATATAGAAAATTAAATGAAAATAAGGAAATGGACGCAGTAGAAATAGAACTACCACAATCTTGTCTTAATGACGATAAGTTGAAGGTAGCTATTTTTAATTTATACTACTTTAATCCTAATATCCAGTGTATTATTGCTCATCCTTATTATTTGCCTAAAGATTTTCATTTGAGGATAAAAACAACTGATGAAATTATTTATCTTAATTTACCCTTTAAAGAAAGGTTAAGAAGAATTAGGAAGCGCAGTAAGATGCTAAATATTAAAACAAAAATATTCTCGCTTGAGTTTATTATAAAAGAAGAAAAAGATTTTATTAAATTTAAAAAGGAGGTAGGCTGATGAATGTATTTAGTGTAGTTATGACTGTAATTGCTAGTTTTGGAACAGTGTTATCCATTATTTTTGCTATCTTAGCTTTTGGAAGAAATAAATCACACGATAATGCAGAAATCCAAAGCCGGCTCGCCAAGATTGAAACTGACATAGTATATATCAGAGAAACGCTCGATGATTCTAAAGATTGGCGCAAGGAATTTGATGAACGTTTAAGAAAATTAGAAAAAGGAGGATAATATTATGAGTTTAGAATTAATCAGTATTCCTGCAATTGCAGTGGTAGTGTATTGGGTAATCAACCTCTTGAAGTATACTTTTAATAATAGTGAGAAGTTCAAAAGGTTCATACCATTAACAGCCGCCCTTCTAGGAGTCATCATTGGTATTATTTGTTTTTATTCAATACCATCGATTATTCCAACAGATAATGTATGGGTAGCATTGATTCTTGGTGGTGCTAGTGGTCTTTCAGCTACTGGTGCAAATCAAGTATTAAAGCAACTTACAAAATAGAATAATTAGAAATATAGCCTATCGGAGTTAATTCTGGTAGGCTTTTTCTTTTTTCTTTTGGCAAAAGCGTCTCGACTTCCCATTTGACTTATGAGGAGGCAGATAGTATGCAAAAAGAACTAAGAAATAAAATATTTGAATTAAGAAACACTGGCATGGGATATAAGGCGATAGCAAAAGAACTATCTCTTACTCCTAGTGCGGTTAGAAGTGTGTGTACAGCAAAATACAACAATCCTGATTTATATGGAACCTGCAAAAACTGTGGCATAAGAGTAAAGCAAACGCCTGGGAAAAAGAAGCGTCAGTTTTGCTCCGATAAATGCAGAATGGCATGGTGGAATTCTCATAAGGATGACGTAAAAAGAAACGCATTTTATACCTTCAAATGTCCATGTTGCAACTCTGAATTTGTAGCTTATGGAAACAGCAAAAGAATCTACTGTAGCATCTCCTGCTTTGCAAAAACCAGGACGAAAAGAGGTAATGAGCAATGAATACAAAAAATATAGAACAGTACTATTC